ACAGGACTGTTGAGCATCCTAGCCGCCAAGGCTGGAGCAAAGAAGGTATACAGTATTGAAATGGACCCAGGTCGTGCAAAATTTGCCAGGGACATGATAGACCAACTTGGTATTACAAACATACAGGTAATCAACAAGAACTTTTTAAGGTGTGACAGAGGAGATATTCCAGACGATATAGATTATTTTATTTCTGAGACTATCGGTAATCCCATCTTTAACGAAAATATTGTTGACCTGTCCAAGCATGCTAAACAGTGGGGCGGAACTTTTATCCCGGGAAAGATTGAAGTTACTGCTGAGGTATACAGAAATCATCCTATACTACCGTTGGTTTATGCTGAGTCAGAAGCCTTTGAATTTCAACCTGATGTGTACATTGACGAAACTTTTGAGAAAACAATCAACGACTCGTTCCAAGAAAAACATCCTGCAGACAGTACACTATACAGATTCAATATGATAAACAATCTGTTTCAGCAATTGCCAGGTTTTGAAATGAATGATATAGATTTAAAATTTAATTGTGAATATAAACACGAACCTTTTGTTGTTGATTTAAATGACCCTGACATAGATGTAAATGAAATTAAGTTTGAAATAACCCACAACGAAAAAGTAAGTGACTTGCCTCGCTATTGCATGAATGGTGATTTTGCTATTGTGCTAAAGTGGCAAGCACACATGATTGATGATATCTATATGCGTGTTGAAGACACTATATGGGGGAGTCCTGCAAAAACTATTCTAAACCGTACAAGAGACAAAACAAAAAACGTTGCTATATGGTACGACCATGGCTTCCAAAACTGGAGATTAACTTACTAATGAGAATATTAACACTTGATAATGTAGCATATGAGATTAATGAAATACCCGATGAAATCAATGACCTGCGTTTTGCTGTGTTAGATAATAGTGATCCTCGTAATCCTGACTACTTTTATATTCCGCTCATCTTCCTTGAATCATTTAACAGCCCAGCACTTGTACTACGCATAGGCGAACATGTAATTAAAATGCCTGTGGACTGGCAAGTGTTAATTGGAGAATCGGATGTAGGTGATCTTGAAGTGATACCGTTAACCAGTATCAATGATAGAGGATTCAGCACATTCATATTCAATCCACTGACAGATTACAGACCAGAGTTTGCGCCTATAGAAATTATGGACATATACCAAGATGTAAAATGGTATTTTCCTAAACTGCGTCCTGGCCAACTGTTAGCAATCCCATTGGAAACAAATGTACAAAAACCACGATGTGCGTATTTTGTAAAAGAGATTTCAAGACAAAGCGAGATAGTTGATTATGGAAAATGCTGGTAGAGCACTACTGCTGGTAGCACATCCAGATGATTGCATTATATTTGGATATCCGTTCCTGCATATGCATCCCGAATTCAAATGGGATATAATATACCTAACCTACTTTGTCAAGGATGACAGAGCACGGGAAGTAAGATCGTTTTGGCGCAAGCACAACATCGATACATATTTCCTGGGCAATCGTGATGACTACAGTTATGTAGAGCGTGGCGAGTTGGGATTCGATGGCAACGAAGCAAAAGCAAAGATACAGTACCTGGTACGTGGCTATAGACTAATACTGACACACAATGAAGATGGTGACTACGGACACCTGCATCACAAGTTTGTGCATGAGTGTGTTAAAGACATTGACATACCGCAAATTTATTTTGCTAGTACGTTCAACACCAACTACGAATGTACGTCGCCCGACTATGGGCTAGAAGATCTACCTTTGCATCGTGAAGTCATTGAGGGCTTCCAGGATAGGCTAACTGGTAGATACATAGTTACAGAACCTGCAAGAAAGTTTATATGATGACACCAAGTGATGATGATATTGAATGGATTGGATCAGATACTGACACCCGATACATTTACGAAAATGATACGTACGGCAACATTTGGGGTAGACCTGTAGGTCAACCACACAGCAAAAGAGACCTAATAGGCACATACCTAGTGGACACTTGGATAAAAGAATCGCACTACTGGCACCGAATAGTTAAAGCCGCAACGGGCAATCCCGCCTTGCAAGAAGCACTAGAACGTGCTAAAGTACTATATGAACTCAGTAAGAAAGACAATGACGGACCAACAATGCACCATCCAGTATGAGTAAAAATTATGTATCAGACATATTTAATGTAATCAGACAGGCTGACGTAAAGAACAGGACTTATTACAGAGACCTGCCTGAGGAGGAGCGTAAAAAAGTTGGACTATTTGTGTTAAACAGGTGGTGTAGTTCTATTCTTGGACATTCAGATTTGCAAACTTATTATCTAATGAGTTGCAACGAAAGACTAAACAAGCATTGGTTTGATCTAAGCAAGTTTCCGGAACTGCAATGGTTGTTGACTACCACAGTAAGTCCAGGCATGGGCACACACAGACATGAATGGATAAAACAAAAGAAGCGTGTTAACAACAACAAGGTGGTTAAGTTCTTGCGTAATTTTTACCCAGACTATACAGATGATGACTTAGAAACACTAGCAGAGATCAGTGATAAGAAAGAACTTAAACAACTAGCACAACAAAACGGCTGGGAAGACAAGAAGATAAAGGAAGCACTTAAATGATAACAGACTTGGTTACCAATGGTTGCAGTTACATGGCAACATATACTGAAGGTCATGGTCATCAGGACCTGGCTAAAAGACTAGGATTATCACCAGGTGATATTGGCATTACAGGTAGTGCTAACAGTCGCATTATAAGAACAACACTGAAGCACAGTTACGAAACGACTAAAAAAACCTTGTATGTTTTAGGCATGACTTTTGTTAGCAGGGAAGAACTTCCTGTTTGTCATTATGACCCAGCAGAACATACTGAGCAAGAAGTATGGGAAGGTGCATGGACTAATCCACAAAATCAATTATTTGGTAAGAATAGATGGAGATCAACCTGGAACGAATGGGAAACCAAACAATGGATCTTGTTTAGAGAAAAGTACGAAGCAGGAACCATGGTGGATAGAATAGAAAATCTTATGTACCAAATGTTGTCAATGATTGATAGTTTGACACAACGTGGACATAGCTGTATAATATATCAACAAGCAGACCATTGGTGGTACGGTATGTTGCCTGAAGAGTTCAACAGGATACGTCTACTAGAAGATCACAAGAATATAGTAGAGGATTTCACGTGGTGTGCTGTACGCGAACAACACCAGGCTGGTGTAAAGTACATATCCGACGAAGAACATGTAGAAGCAGAACTGCGACACAGACAACCTGGCAACCACATGTGGTTAAACACTTACTTAGAACAATACATTAGACAACATGAGTTACACCTGTAAGTATTGTAACAAGACTTATCGCAAGGAATCAACACTTGCGGCACATCTCTGTGAGCCCAAGCGACGATGGCAACAGGAAAAAGAAACAGGTGTGCAGTTCGGACTTAGAACGTACTTACAGTTTTTTGAAACCACACAAGGCAGTGCAAAGAACAAAAGCTATGTAGACTTTATAGAAAGTCCCTATTACAAAGCCTTTGTGAAGTTTGGTAGACATTGTGTTAGTATTAAATGTATAAACATACAAAACTACACGCAGTGGTTATTAAAGAATAATAAGAAACTGGACTACTGGACAAAAGATGTTTTTTATGATGAATGGATGCGTGAATATTTAAAAAAGGAGGCAGTACAGGATGCTCTTGAACGTGCTCTTAAGACCATGGAAGATTATGCAAGCAACGGCTCGGGACTTGCAGGGTACAAGGACTATTTTCGGTATGGTAATGCTAATAGGATTTGCCATCATATCAGTACCGGGCGCATTAGTCCTTGGATTGTGTTTAATTGTGTTTCCGGTGTGGATTGGTTATCTACTCTTGGGGATGATCAAATTAGTGTTATCCTCCCCTGGATTGATCCAGACTACTGGAATAGAAAGTTTATTGACTACATGGGTGATGTAGAGTGGACCAAACATATATTGACGGAAGCAGGGCTATGAAGTTTACCAGTGATATTGACATTGACGTAGCAGATAGAGAAAAAGCCCTGGTGTATTTCGAGCAGACGCCGGCAAGTATTCTGCGTGACGATGGTCTAGTAAAACACAACACCGGAGTGTACTTTACTAACATACCAAAAGATCCATTTACAGGATATGCTAGTATAGATCATAAAATAGCAGAAGATCGTGGATACATAAAGTTGGATATTCTTAATGTAGGGTTATATTCACAGGTTAACAATGAAGCACACTTGGATCAGTTAATGACGAAAGAGCCTGCGTGGGAAAATTTATATGATTCAGACTTTTGCAATAAACTTATACACATAGGCAATCACTACAACACACTTGTGCAGATGCCAGAAAAGATCAACACAATTGAAAAGTTGGCAATG